GGCAGCCCGCTTTGCTTCGTGGCGGCCACCTACGTTCGACCTACGAAGCGCCGTCGGACGACCTACAGATCGATCCGAAGAATGAGATGTGCCCGCCTATTACACAGGAGCACATCTCGTGAAACACCAAGCACCTTCCGTTCAGCCGCGTCAGGCACCGGCGCGCTGGACGCGTTCCGAAGGCGACGTCCGCGTCGCCCTCAACGAGCACGAGCTCGCGGCCCGCTGGGGCCTGTCGGTCAAGACCCTGCGCCGCTGGCGCCAGGAGCAGCTCGGCCCCATCTTCTGCAAGCTCGGGGCGCGCGTCACCTAGTCCTTGCTGGTCTGGCGCCCGATGGTCCAGCCCATCCACTGCTGGGTGGCGGCGTTGATCGCATCCGCGAGGGGCCGGCCTGCGTGCAGTTGGTTGAGGACGTCGTCCGCAAAGTGGCGGCCGTGGCGGCTGTCGAGGAAGGTCCTAACCGATTCGAGGGGCTGGCCGGTGGCGTCCGAGACGGCGGTCATCGCCATGGGCCAGGCGGCGTCGGCCTTCTCGTTCATCGTGCCCCAAAAGCCCCAGGCATCGTTCTGGGTGGCGGGGATCGGGCGGGTGGTGTTCATCTCGGGCTCCTTGGCGTTGATCGTTGCGACGCTCGTAGTAACGCGCTGTTCGATGGAGAAGCCAAGCGCGGCTCGGCCTCTTCTTCGATCTTTCTGATCAGGCGATCCGATAGACCCGTTCGCCACCCTGCGGCTTGTCCGAGACGATGCTCAGGCCGAGCTTTTTCTTGAAAGCCCCGGCGAAGGTGCCGCGCACGGTGTGCGCCTGCCAGCCGGTGGCCTCGCAGATCTGGCGAACGGTGCTGCCCTCGGGGCGGCGCAGCATCGCGATCACTTGGGCCTGCTTGCTGTTCTCGCGGGTGCGGGGTTTGGTGTCTGTGCGCTCCTTCGCCCACGTTGCTTCGGCGGCTGCTACGGCTGCCTCGATTTCGGGGTCAGCATCCGGAGGCACGGGTGCGGGGCGCTCGCGTCCCATCGCGTCGTAGCCCTCGGCGGCGACGAGCCAGTCGGTGCCATCGGTGGTGATCAGGGCGCGGTTGAAGAGACCGTCGAGCACCTTCTTGCGGGCACCGCCTTTGATGTTGTCGGGGAACCAGACGATCTTGCCGTCGTTGTGTTCGAGGGCGTAGGCCAGGATTGCGTGCTGGGCGGGGGTCAGTTGGCTGGTGGTCATCTCTTGCTCCTTGCAGGGGTTGATCGGGTGACGTGATGAACGCGCTGTTCGTCGGTGAAGCCAAGCGCTTCCTGCTGGTGTTCCGGGGTTGCTTATCAGCTGTTGGCCTTGTCCGACATGGCGGCCTTGCGGCCCTCCTCGACCCCGGCCTTGAAGGCGGCCTCGAGGGCGTCTCGTACGCACCAGACCGCCACGTCGTGGAAGTCGAGGCTGTCGGACCTGCGTGTCTGCAGCGTCTCGATCCCGAGGTGTTGCTGGGCGATCTGGGTGAGGAGGGTTTCGAGCTTGCTCATATCGGTGTCCTTCGATGGGGTTGGCGATGGACGTATGAACACGCTGTTCTCGATGGAAGCCAAGCGGATTCCGAAGGACCGACGATGAATTGATCGAAGAGGGCAATGGGAATCTCGATTCGGGCTTACGCCCGCCACCGGGGCGTGACCGACACGGCCGTTCACAAGGCGATTCGCACAGGGCGCATCGCGCCCGAGGTGGACGGCACCATCGACCCCGACAAGGCCGACCGCGAGTGGGCGCGCAACTCCGAGGCTCCGAAGGCAGGCACTCGCGCCAAGGCGGTCAAAGCCGCTGTGCCGGAGTCAGCGGCCGATGCTCCTGGCGGACTGCCCGCGGGCGGCGCGTCACTGCTGCAGGCGCGAACCGTCAACGAAGTGGTGAAGGCGCAGACGAACAAGGTGCGCCTGGCCCGTCTCAAGGGCGAACTGGTCGACCGTCCGCAGGCCATCGCGCATGTGTTCAAGCTGGCGCGCTCAGAGCGCGATGCGTGGCTGAACTGGCCGGCGCGCATCTCCGCGCAGATGGCGGCCAGGCTCGGCATCGAGCCTCATGCGATGCACGTCGCCCTGGAAGCTGCAGTGCGCGAGCACCTGCAGGAACTGGGCGAACTGCGCCCCCGGGTGGACTGATGCTGGACGTCGACTACGAAGGCGCGGCCGAGATCGAGCGCGCTTGGCGCGAGGGCCTGACGCCAGATCCGCTGCTCTCGGTGTCCGAGTGGTCTGACCGCCACCGGATGCTTTCCAGCAAGGCATCGGCCGAGCCGGGACGCTGGCGGACCAGCCGCACGCCGTACCTGAAGGCCATCATGGATTGCCTGTCGCCGACCTCGCCGGTAGAGCGCGTGGTGTTCATGAAGGCCGCGCAGCTCGGCGCGACCGAGATGGGATCGAACTGGATCGGCTACGTGATCCACCACGCGCCCGGGCCGATGATGGCGGTCTGGCCGACGGTGGAGATGGCCAAGCGCAACTCCAAGCAGCGGATCGATCCGCTGATCGAGGAGTCAGCCGCCCTGGCCGAACTGATCGCACCGGCGCGCAGCCGCGACTCGGGCAACACGATCCTGGCCAAGGAGTTCCGGGGCGGCGTGCTGGTGATGACCGGCGCCAACAGCGCGGTGGGGTTGCGCTCGATGCCGGTTCGCTACCTGTTCCTCGACGAGGTGGACGGCTACCCCCTGGACGTCGAGGGCGAAGGCGACGCGATCTCGCTGGCCGAGGCGCGCACGCGAACTTTCGCGCGCCGCAAGATCTTCATCGTTTCGACGCCGACGATCTCGGGCGCGAGCGCCATCGAGCGCGAGTACGACGCGAGCGACCAGCGGAGGTACTTCGTGCCGTGTCCGCACTGCTCGCACCGACAGTGGCTGCGCTTCGAGCAACTGCGCTGGGAGCGCGGGCAGCCCGACTCGGCGGCGTACATCTGCGAGTCCTGTGACGCCTCGATTGCCGAGCACCACAAGACGTGGATGCTCGAACACGGCGAGTGGCGCGCGCTGGTGCCGGAGAACGGCATCAAGACGGCGGGCTTCCATCTGTCCTCGCTGTACAGCCCGGTCGGGTGGCGCAGCTGGCGGGACATCGCCGCCGCCTGGGAAAGCGCCGTGAGCAAGGAGTCCGGTTCGGCAGCGGCGATCAAGACTTTCAAGAACACCGAGCTCGGTGAGACCTGGGTCGAGGAAGGCGAAGCCCCGGATTGGCAGCGGCTGGTCGAGCGCCGAGAGGACTACCCGCTGGGCAGGGTGCCGGAGGGCGGCCTGCTGCTGGTCGGCGGTGCAGACGTGCAGAAGGACCGCATCGAGGCGTCCATCTGGGCCTTCGGTCGCGGCAAGGCTTCGTGGCTGGTGGAGCACCGGGTGCTGATGGGCGACACCGCCCGTGACGCGGTGTGGAAGCGCCTGGCGGAGTTGATCGCGGAGAGCTGGACCCACGCATCGGGCTCGGCCATGCCGCTGGTGCGCTTCGCGCTGGACACCGGCTTTGCGACGCAGGAGGCCTACGCTTTCGTGCGTGCTTGCCGCGACCCGCGCGTGATGCCGGTCAAGGGAGTTCCACGCGGCGCGGCGCTGATCGGCACACCGACTGCGGTCGATGTCTCGCAGGCAGGCAAGAAGCTGCGCCGGGGCATCAAGGTCTACAGCGTGGCGGTCGGTATCGCCAAGCTCGAGTTCTACAACAACCTGCGCAAGAGCGCGGACGTCGATGAGGACGGCGTGACGGTCACGTACCCGGCCGGCTTCGTCCACCTGCCGAAGATCGACGCCGAGTTCATCCAGCAGCTCTGCGCCGAACAACTGATCACGCGCCGCGACCGCAACGGCTTCCCGATCCGCGAGTGGCAAAAGATGCGCGAGCGCAACGAGGCGCTGGATTGCTACGTGTACGCCCGGGCCGCCGCGGGCGCGGCCGGGCTGGACCGTTTCGAGGAACGCCACTGGCGCGAACTCGAACGACAACTCGGGATGGAGCGGCCACCGGATGAGCCGCCACCGATTCAACCCTTCGATGCAGACGAGGCCACCCACAGCGGTGGCCTCGCTGTTTCTGGCAATCGCAATACCGGCCGGCGCGTGATCAAGAGCCGCTGGCTGACCCGCTGAGGATCTTCGTGACCTACACCACTACCCAACTCGACGCGCTCAAGCGCGCTCTGGCCACAGGCGAGCGCCGCGTGAGCTTCGCCGACAAGACCGTCGAGTACCGCTCGGTCGAGGAACTGCAGGCGGCCATCCGCACCGTGGAATCTGAGCTTGCGCGCAGCGCCGGTGCGACCCGCAAGCGCCAGATCCGGGTCACCACGTCCAAGGGCTTCGCATGACCTGGTGGGCTCAACTCAGAGCGAGCCTGTTCGGCAGACCGACACCGACCTATGACGGCACTGGCTCCGGCCGGCGCGCCATGGCCTGGCAGGTCGGCAATCCCGGCGCCGTGGCCGCGCTTGCCTTCAGCCAGGACGAACTGCGCGCCAAGAGCCGCGACCTGGTGCGGCGCAATGCCTGGGCGGCCGTCGGCGTCGAGGCCTTCGTGGCCAATGCCATCGGCACTGGTATCAAGCCGCAGTCGATGGTGGTCGACCCGGTATTGCGGGAGGCTATCCAGGCGCTGTGGCGCGACTGGTGCGACGAGGCCGATGCAGGCGGCCTGACCGATTTCTACGGCCTGCAATCGCTGGCCTGTCGCGCGATGCTGGAGGGGGGTGAGTGTCTGGTGCGGCTGCGCTACCGGCGCCCCGAGGATCGGCTGACAGTGGGGCTGCAGATCCAGGTGCTGGAGCCTGAGCATCTGCCGACGACGATGAACCGGGAAGTGGCCTCGGGCAACGTCATCCGCGCAGGCATCGAGTTCGATCGACTCGGTCGACGTGTGGCCTACCACCTGTACCGCTCGCATCCCGGCGACGGGGCCCTGGCACCGATGTCCGGCACCGGCGGCATGGAGACGGTACGCATCCCCGCATCCGAGGTCGTCCACCTGTTTCGGCCGCTGCGGCCAGGCCAGATACGAGGTGAACCCTGGCTGGCCCGGGCGCTGGTCAAGCTCAACGAACTTGACCAGTACGACGACGCCGAACTGGTGCGCAAGAAGACCGCCGCGATGTTCGCCGGCTTCGTTACCCGTCTGGCGCCGGAGGACAACCTGATGGGCGAAACCTCATCGGACGAGCAGGGCGTTTCGCTTGCCGGCCTGGAGCCTGGAACCTTGCAGCTACTGGAGCCCGGCGAGGACATCAAGTTTTCAGCGCCCGCGGACGTTGGCAGCTCGTATGCCGAGTTCATGCGCCAGCAGTTTCGTGCTGTGGCGGCCGCGATGGGCATCACCTACGAAATGCTCACGGGCGACCTGACCCAGGTGAACTACTCGTCAATCCGCGCCGGCTTGCTTGAGTTCAGGCGCCGCTGCGAGGCCCTACAGCACGGCGTCATCGTGCACCAGCTGTGCCGCCCGATCTGGCAGGCCTGGATGGAGCAAGCAGCGATCGAGGGCACGCTGACCCTGCCGGCATTCAGCCGCAGGCGCCGCGAGTACCTGGCCGCGAAGTGGATCCCGCAAGGCTGGCAGTGGGTCGACCCGAAGAAGGAGTTCGACGCCATGCAGACGGCCATCCGCGCCGGTCTGCTGTCGCGCTCGCAGGCGATCTCGGCCTTTGGCTACGACGCCGAGGACATCGATCGCGAGATCGCCACCGACAACCAACGCGCGGACGAGCTCGGTCTCGTCTTCGATTCGGACCCGCGCAATGACGCCAGACGCGTCGACGCCCGTAACACCCACGCCAGCGTCGAGCCGGGTCTCGTGGAACCCCAGGACACTTGACATGCAGCTCGTACATCTGGCGTCCCGTCTCTACGGGACGCCGCTTCTCATCGCCCGCGCCAAGCTCGACGTGATCCTGGCCGTGCTCGGGCCGCGTATCGGTCTGCAAGGTCTGGACATGGCCGCACCACTGCCCGGGCCGCGAAGCGAACTACCCACATCGCCCGGCATCGCGCTGATTCCGGTGCACGGCACGCTCGTGCGCCGTGCGCTGGGACTGGAGGTGGCCTCGGGGCTGTGCTCCTACGCCGAGATCGGTGCTCGTGTCGATGCGGCCCTCGCCGACCCCGCAGTGACGGGCATCCTGCTGGATATCGACTCGCCAGGTGGCGAGGCCGGCGGCGTTTTCGAACTCGCCGACCGCATCCGCCAGGCCAGCGCCATTAAGCCCGTCTGGGCGCACGCCAACGATGCTGCCTTCTCAGCCGCCTACGCCCTCGCGGCTTCCGCAACACGTCTGACCCTGTCTCAGACGGCGGGGGTCGGCTCGATCGGTGTCATTGCCCTGCATGTCGACCAGTCGGTCAAGGACGCCAAGGACGGCCTGACCTACACCGCGATCTACGCCGGCCAGCACAAGAACGACTTCTCACCGCACGCGCCGCTGTCGGCGCAGGCCGGGGCTGCGCTGCAGCTCGAGGTCGATCGCCTCTACGAGATCTTCGTCAACCAAATGGCCGTCATGCGTGGCCTGGAGCCCGAGGCCATTCGCGGGCTGGAAGCCAGCCTGGTCTTCGGCGAGGCCGCGATTGCTGCTGGCTTGGCCGACGGCGTGGCGAGCCTGGAGCAAGTCCTGGCGGAGTTCAGCACCAGCCTGGCCGCCCAGCGACGGCTGGGCATTTCCACGATGACCCAGCGCACTCCGCCTGCGCGGGCGTCGCCTGCGGCGGCAGATGCCCCGCCCTTGCCCCCTAGTTCCCCATCCAACCCGGAGTACCCGATGGAACAGCTTTCTCCTACTGCGACCGCAGAAACGCCCCCGACGACGCCAGCTCCCCTGGCGGCCGAATCCCTCATCCAGAACCCGCGTGCCGAAGCGCAGGCGATCGCCGAGATCTGCTTGATCGCCGGTGCCTCGCAGCGCACGGCGGAGTTCCTCGCCGGCGGCCTGAGCGAGGCTCAGGTCCGCCGCGCCTTGCTGGAAGCCCGTGCTGACCAGCCGGAGATCGCCTCGCGAATCACCACCGATGCCAGCACGGCCGTGCGCCCCGAGACCAGCCCGGTCGTCGCGGCCGTCAAGAAGCTCATCACCAAGGAGTAACCCATGCCCTCAATCCAAGAAGCTCTCAACCTCGGGGACCTGCTCAAGTACGAGGCCCCGAACCTGTACTCGCGCGATCTGGCAACGGTGGCCAGCGGCCAGAACCTGGCAATGGGCACTGTGGTGGGTCGCGCACCTGTGACCGGCAAGCTCTCGCCGATCGACCCCGACGCTGTGGACAGCAGCGCCGAAGCGGTCGGTGTGCTGGCTTTCGGCGTCGACGCCACCACTGGTGATCGTGACGACGCCTTGCTCATCGCCCGCCACGCCATCGTGGCCAGCCACGCCCTGGTCTGGCCCGCCGGCATCACCCCCGCCCAGAAGGCCACCGCGATCGCCCAGTTGACCGCGCGCGGGGTCCTCGTTCGTACCTCGGCCTGATCAGGAGCTCCAACATGCAGAACCCCTTCAACAACCCCGCGTTCTCGATGGCCGCCCTGACGTCGGCCATCAACATCCTCCCCAATCGCTACGGCCGCCTGGAGGATCTGAACCTGATGCCGGCCAAGCCGGTGCGCCAGCGCCAGATCATCGTGGAGGAGATGAACGGCGTGCTGAACCTGTTGCCGACCCTGCCGCCCGGCTCGCCCGGCACGGTGGGCATCCGCGGCAAGCGCAAGCTGCGCTCCTTCGTCGTGCCGCACATCCCGCACGACGACGTCGTCCTGCCCGAGGAGGTCCAGGGCATTCGCTCCTTTGGTTCGGAGACCGAGACCGAGACGGTGGCCGGTGTCATCGCGCGTCATCTGGAGACCATGCGCAACAAGCATGCGATCACGCTGGAGCACCTCCGAATGGGGGCCCTCAAAGGGGTGATCCTGGATGCCGACGGCTCGGTCCTCTACAACCTCTTCGATGAGTTCGAGATTGCCCCCCAGGCCATCTCCTACGACCTCGGGAACGCTGCCACCAACGTCAAGGCCAAGTGCATCGCCACCCTCGCCGCCATCGAGGAGAACCTCAAGGGCGAGTTCATGAATGGCGTTCACTGCCTGTGCTCGCCGGAGTTCTTCGCGGCGCTGACTGGCCACGCCAAGGTGGAGAAGGCGTTCGAGAACTGGCAGCAGGGCGCCATTCTCATCAACGATGTGCGGCGTGGATTCACCTACGCTGGCATCACGTTCGAGGAGTACCGAGGTCAGGCCACCGACCTGACGGGTACGGCTCGTCGCTTCATCGCTGCCGGTGAAGCGCATGCGTTCCCCTTGGGCACGGTGGACACGTTCGGGACGTACTTTGCCCCGGCGGACTTCAATGAGACTGTCAACACGGTGGGGCAGCCGCTGTATGCCAAGCAGGAACCGCGCAAGTTCGAGCGCGGCACCGACCTGCACACGCAGTCCAACCCGCTGCCGATGTGCCACCGCCCGGGGGTGCTGGTCAAGTTGACCGTGGCGTGACCGTGGGCCTGATCGAACGCCTCTACGAGGCGGCAGCGAACGCGGGTCTGCTGGTGAGTGTCGAGGTGGCCGGCCGCACGGTGTCGGTCGGCTTCCTGTGCATCGACGACAACCTGCTCGACGGGCTGGTCCGTTCGGCGGCCTACACGATCACCTACCCGCTGTCGCTACTTCCCGACCTGGAGGCAGGACACACCGTCGTGATCACAGGCCAGACCTACCAGGTGCGTGACGTGCGCGCCATCGGCGACGGGACCGAGCGTCGCGCCGATCTCACGCGTCTCTAGGCGGTAGCGATGACCTCGATCCGCGAGCAGATCCTGCTGGCCTTGATGGCGGCTGTCCGTCCCACGGCCGAGGGGCTGGGCGCCACCGTCCACCGCTCACCCACGGTGGCTATCGGCCGGGAGCAATGCCCGGCGCTGGTGGTGTTCCCCGAGTCGGACGCGATCACCGAGCGCGCCAACGACCGGGTCACGCGAGAGCTGACCGTTCGCATCGTCGCCCTGGCCCGGGCCGTCCCGCCCGTCGCACCCGAGACCGAGGCCGACCAGCTGCTCACCGCCGCGCACGCGGCGTTGATGGCAGATCTGAACCTCGGTGGCCTCGCTCTCGGCATCCGAGAGCAGGAGTGCGAGTGGGAGGTGGAAGACGCCGACGCCGTGGCCGCCGCCATCCCAGCGCGCTACGCGATCACCTACCGGACGCTTGCGCGCGACCTCTCCTCACCAGGATGAACCCATGACCCGACTTGTCTTGAAACGCCCGCACAACCACGCGGGCAAGGCCTTCCAGGCCGGCGACCGGATCGACGTCGAAGCGACCACGGCCGACTGGCTGATCGCCCACGGCGTCGCCGCCCCAGATGCCCTGCCGCCGAAGGCAGACCCCGTACCAGCTGACCTCAAACCCGACCTTCCCCGGTCCCAACGCAAGGAATCCAAGCCATGAGCACTTACGCCAGTTTCCAAGGCCGCGTCTTCCTCGGAAAGCGCGACATCGCCGGCCTTCCCATCGAAGTCCGCTCGCCCGGCAACGTCGCCGAGCTGAAGCTCTCCCTCAAGACCGACGTGCTGGAGCACTACGAAAGCCAGACCGGCCAGCGCTCGCTCGACCACCGCATGGTCAAGCAGAAGTCGGCCACCGTGAACCTCACCATCGAGGAGTTCACCAAGGAGAACCTGGCGCTCGCGCTGTACGGCACGCACGTGGTCGGCACGCCGGGCACCGTGACGGACGAACCCATCGGTGGCGCCACGCCGACGGTGGGCGACCGCTACTTCTTCGCCCACCCCAAGGTGTCCTCGCTGGTGGTCGTCGATTCCGCTGGCACGCCGGCCACCCTGACGGCCGGCACCCACTACACCGCGGACCTGGACTTCGGTGCCCTCCAGTTTCTGGATACCACCGGCTTCACAGCGCCGTTCAAGGCGAGCTACGGCTACGGCGTGGCCACCGAGATCGGCATCTTCACGCAGGCGCTGCCCGAGCGTTACCTGCGGCTCGAAGGCGTCAACACGGCGCAGGGCAACGCCAAGGTGCTGGTCGAGCTCTACCGCGTGGCCTTCGACCCGCTCAAGGAGATCTCCTTCATCTCCGACGAGTACAACAAGTTCGAGCTGGAAGGCTCGCTGCTGGCCGACAGCACCAAGCCCTTCGACGCGGTGCTCGGCCAGTTCGGCCGCATCGTGCAGCTCTGAGGGATGGGTGAGCCATGAACGATCTGGACACCCTCGTCCCGCAAGGGATCGAACTCGTCATCGACGGCGAGCCGCTGGTCATCAAGCCGCTCAAGGTCGGGCAGTTACCCGGCTTTCTGCGCGCCATCTCGCCGGTGATGCAGCAGATCTCGTCCACCGAGATCGACTGGCTGGCGCTGTTTGGCGAGCGCGGCGATGACCTGCTGTCGGCCATCGCCATCGCGGTCGGCAAGCCCCGGGCCTGGGTCGACGAGCTGGCCGCCGATGAGGCGATCCTGCTGGCGGCCAAGGTGATCGAGGTCAACGCCGATTTTTTTACCCGGACGGTGATGCCGAGGCTCGACGGGGTGCTCGCGGCGGGCCTGAAGGTGCCAGCAGCGAAGGTTGGTTCGAAGCCATCCAGCACCTGATCGAGCACGGCCACCGCTTGCCCGACATCCTCGGCTACACGCTGGCGCAGTTGCGCGGCTTCATGGCGGCCACGACCCGGTCGGACGCCGCACGCGATGCTCGGCTGTTGTCACTGCTCGCCATCGGTACGCGCGGGGACGCGCGCCAGCTCGACAAGACCCTCGACCGCCTGACTGACTATGCGCATCTCGATCCGCATCGATAGCGCGGCCGGCAACGCACAGTTGCGCCGCTGGGGCGGCGAGTTCCGGGCCAAGGTACAGAAGGCCGTGGAGCGCGCCATCCGCACCGAGGCCGCCGAGATCAAGGACGACGTGCGTGGCCACGTGGCCGGTCAGATGGCGGTGGTCAGGAAGTCTTTCCTCAAGGGCTTCACCGCGAAGGTGCTGGCCAAGGACCCGAACCGTCTCCCCGCACTCTATGTGGGCTCGCGGATTCCGTGGTCGGGCATGCACGAGAGCGGCGGACAGATCGGCGGACGGATGTTGATCCCCTTGCACGGACGGGTCGGGCGCAAGCGCTTCAAGGCGCAAGTGGCCGAACTCATGCGCGGTGGCAACGCCTACTTCATCAAGAACGCCAAGGGGAACATCGTCCTGATGGCCGAGAACATCAAGGAGCACGACCGGCCGCTGTCGGGCTTCAAGCGCCGCTACCGCAAGGCCGAGGGCGTCAAGCGCCTCAAGCGCGGCGCCGACATCCCCATCGCCGTGCTCGTGCCCAAGGTGGTGCTCAAGAAGCGCCTGAACGTCGAACGCCTGGTAGCGGGCCGGATTCCGCGCCTGTCGGCCGCGGTGGAGCAGAGCCTGAATCAAATCGTGTGACCGCTATCGCGGGACACGCACGTAGCGAATGGGGTTCTGCGATCCACTGCCAGCAGTGCCGAACAGGGACGAGGCGTTCTTCTGACTGAAATTCGTCCCTGGGAGCGGAGCTTCGTGAACAGGCACGAAAGTGAATCGACCCTCTGAATCTGGGCCCAGCCACTCCTTCACCTCGAAGACACCACGGACGATTCCGTTGGCGTGAATGACCGCGTAACGGCACCGCGAAGCGCGTTGCTTGCTGAGCTTCCAGTGGCCCTTGGAAACGTCGAGCAGCGAGGACTTCCGTGCAACGACCTCAGCCCACCGCCGATTGATGTTGATCGCGACGACTTCCTCCGACTCGGCGAGGCCCGGTAGATCTGCAATTCGGAATGGTTCGCCCCTCGTCGCTTCCAGATCTTGCACCGTCTTCAAGCCGAAGTGAGCCGTGCCATGACCCGAAACCTGGTTCGTCAGAGCGCCTCCGAGCTGCCAGTCAAGAACGCTGATGAGGGCGGCCTCAATCAGCAGCGCCTGCTCGGGGGTCAGCCCTTCCCGGACGATGTACATGGACGGATCGGAGCCCGCTCGCAGCAGGGCCGCAATGCGCTGCCGCTTCGGTGACAGGCCATCGGTGTCGACGTCCTCATCTTCCGGGGTTTCGAGCAGACGCTTTGGATCGTCGGTCAGTAGTCGACGCACATCTTCGACGTGATCGAAGACCCGATTCCCTTGGCCCTTGCCCACATAAAAGATCCGGTCGTCCGAGTCTGCAAGGGCGTAGACGTAGGACCCGATCGCTTCAACGGTTGCCGGTGAAAACACAACCCATCCTTTCGCTCATCAGTTACTTGGAATCTACCCGCGATGTCTAGCAAGCGCATCAGCATCCTCGTCGCGCTCGAAGGTGCCGACGAAGGGCTCAAGCGCGCCATCACGTCGGCCGAGCGCAGCCTCGGCGAACTGTCCAACACGGCCAAGACCAGCGGCGCCAAGGCGGCCTCGGGCATCGCCGAGGTGCGCGCAGGCATGTCCGCCTTCGGCGAGCAGGTCAACCGGGCCAAGACCCAGCTGCTGGCGTTCCTGACCATCAACTGGGCCAGCGGCAAGGTCCAGGAGATCGTGCAGATCGCCGACGCGTGGAACATGATGTCCGCTCGCCTGAAGCTGGCCACGGCCGGGCAACGCGAGTACGTCACCGCACAGAAGGAACTCTTCGCCATCGCGCAGCGCATCGGCGTGCCTATCCAGGAGACGGCAACGCTGTACGGCAAGCTGCAGCAGGCCGTGCGCATGCTCGGCGGCGAACAGCAGGACGCGCTGTCCATCACCGAGAGCATCTCGCAGGCCCTGCGCCTGTCCGGGGCATCGGCCACTGAGGCGCAATCGTCGCTGCTGCAGTTCGGCCAAGCCCTGGCCTCGGGTGTGCTGCGTGGCGAGGAGTTCAACTCCGTCGTGGAGAACAGCCCGCGTTTGGCGCAGGCCCTGGCCGATGGCCTGAATGTCCCCATCGGGCGGCTGCGCAAGCTCGCCGAGGAAGGCCGCCTGACCGCCGACGTGGTGGTCAACGCGCTGATGAGCCAGAAGGACAAGCTGGCCACCGAGTACGCGCAGTTGCCGCAGACGGTCAGCCAGAGCTTCGAGCGCCTGCGCAACGCCTTCGCCCAATGGGTCAGCAAGGTCGACGAGTCCACCGGATTCACCAAGAAACTGGCCGAGGCGCTGACTTTCCTGGCCGAAAACCTCGATACGGTGATGCAGTGGTTGAAGCGCATCGCCGAGGTCGGGCTGGCGGTGCTGATCTACCGCCTGATCCCGGCTCTGATCACCGCCTGGCAGACGGCGGGAGCGGCGGCGGTCACGGCGGCCACCGCCACGTCGGCGGCGTGGGCGACAGCAAATCTGTCCGTGTCGGCGGCGGTGACCAGCGTCGGCCTGCTCAAGACGGCGTTCGCTGTCCTGGGTGCTTTCCTCGTCGGTTGGGAGATCGGCACCTGGCTGTCCGAGAAGTTCGAGATCGTCCGCAAGGCCGGCATCTTCATGGTCGAGATGCTGGTCAAGGGCATCGAGCAGCTGCGCTACCGCTGGGAGGTCTTCGCTGCCGTCTTCACCTCGGACACGATTGCCGAGGCGACGAAGCGCCACGAGGCGCGGCTCGCAGAGATGAACCAGATCTTCGCGCAGATGTACGCCGATGCCTCCCGCGGAGCGGAAGCAGCCAAGGGGGCGATGAACACCGCCGCGACGACCGCCGAGGAGATCGCCAAGCGGCTCGAGGCCGTGCGCCAGGGTACGCAGGAGGCGGTTGGTCGAGGCATCGAGGCGGTACACGCCGCGCTGGAGCGCTTGAAGACCCGGATCGGCGAGGTCGAGCAAGCGGTCGGCAAGGCCAACCAGACGGTCAACGACGCCACAGCCAAGATGGCCGAGGCGTACAAGGGCCTGACCTCCATCGTCGAGGCCAACCTGCTGCGACAGATCGAGGCGGTGAAGGCGCGCTACCAGCAGGAGCAGTCGGCGCTGGAGACCACCAAGCAGTCCGAGGCGGCGCTGATCACCAAGGCGACGCAGTTGCTCACCGATGCGCTGACCCAGCAGACGACGCTGCGCCGGCAGGCGACAACCGACACGCTCAAGCTGATCGACGACGAGTCGCGCGCCCGCGTCGAGGCCGCGCGCCGGCAGGGGCAGACCGAGGAAGAGCGTCGAGCCAACGTCCAGCGCGTCGAGAACGAGATCCTGGCGACCAAGCGCCAGACGATGACGCAGGCGCTGGCCGAGTACCGGCAGCACATCGACGCTCTCAATGCCGAGGCCAACCGGCACCTGGCAGAGATCAAGCGCATCGAGGAGGAGAAGCGCCAGCTCTCGATGACGACGGAGGAGCGCATCCGCGATATCCGCCGTCAGGGCATGACGGAGTTCGAGGCGACCGAGGACCGCAAGCGCCAGGTCGCCGAGTACCAGGAGAAGGCACGCACGGCGCTGGCCAATGGCGAGTTCGAGCAGGCCCGGCAACTCGCGCAGAAGGCGATGGACCTCGCCTCGCAGGTGGCCAGTGCGCAGACCAACGAGGCCAAGCGTGGCGAGGATGCGCGCAAGGCTTCCGAGCAGGCGGTCACCCAGGTCACCCAGCTCGAGGCGCAGTCGCGCGAGGCCTACCGCAAACAGGAGTACGCGCAGGCCGAGGCCCTGATGCGGCAGGCCGACCAACTGCGCGCCGAACTGGCGCAGCGGACGAAGGAGGCGGACGCCCAGATCGCCCAAGGCAAGGACGGCGTCAACCAGGCGATTCAGCGCATCCGGGAGTCCGAGGAGATCCTCAACCAGACCCTGGACGCCGAAGCCAAGGCACACCAGCGCGCGGCGCAGGCGGCCGTCTCGGCGCGCGATGAGATCCAGCGGACGCTCACAGAGACGTCGAACCAGATCGACCAGATCACTGCGAAGCTCGCCGAAGGGCTCAAGGTCACGCTCGACGCGGACACCTCGCGGTTCGACAAGGCCATTGCCGACCTCGACAAGGCCATCGCCGAGAAGCAGTACCTGCTGGCGATCCAGGCCGATCTGCAGGAGGCGGAGAAGAAGCTCAAGGAGTACGAGCAGCTGCTCAAGGAGGGCAAGACGCTGCCGGTCGACGCCGACGTGTCGAAGGCGAAGGAAGCACTCGACAAGCTCAAGGTCTACGCCGACCAGAACTCGCAGTTCGAACTGAAGGTGGCCACGGAGAAGGCGCAGGCGGCCATTGGCAATGTCGAGCGGCAGATCCTGGCGCTGGATCGCATCCAGACCGAGTCACGGCATCAGGTCAACTCGAACGCCGATGCCGCCCGCGCTGAGATCCAGAGCCTCAACGGTATGAACACCTCGAGCACGCACACGATCTACGTGCGCAAGGTGGAGACGAATGCCACCGGTGGCCTGGTCGGACGCGGCGTGCGCTACTTCGCCGATGGTGGCGCGGTGTCGGCGGCGTTCCCGCGGATGAGCGGCGGCTCGGTCCCCGGTTCGGGTCACCACGACACGGTGCCGCGCACGCTGGAGGCCGGGTCCTTCGTGATCCGCAAGGCGGCGGTGCAGAAGTACGGCGGCGGTGCCCTGGCGCGGCTGGCCAGCGGCGTAGCGCGCTTCGCGGTCGGCGGCCCGGTGCGAGTGTTCGGTGGCGGTCGCTCACCGGCTGGCGGCGAACATCCCAGCCCGCCGAAGAAGAACCGCGATGCCGTCGAAGCGCTGAAGATGATCGAGCTCGGCCTGCAGGCAATGAACGAGTACACCGGCTGGCTGCAGTGGAACTACGGCGCCTCGGTCAGCCTGGACATGCGTCGCAAGACGATGGAGTACTGGGGCACGATGGCGCGCGATGACCGACGCGCGCTCGATGGGTTCATCGGCCGCAAGACGCTC